GAATGAAGTTAACATCCTTGTTCAGCAAGTAATGGTACGTCTCCGTAGCCGTTCCGTAGCCCTCAATCACCGCTAACGAATAAGGCGAAAGGAAGTCACTGGGGCAAGACAGGTACTTGTTGTTGGTCGTCAAAATACCCGTTACGTTCTTACGTATTGAAGGGAACTGAATGGTGTTATATATACGCAACTCTGCCTGCTGAATGAACGTATTCATGTCCGCAGTTGGAAACGTGTTCTCCGTGTAATCGGAGATTGCAGTAACTAGAGCAGCGTAGTTCATACTTTAGGCCATTGGTCCCCGGGCCATAACCCCACGAGTAGCAGCGCCAGTTCCACGGATTTTGATGCCATCAGTCTTAGTCGGCTCGTTACCAGCGGACTTGCTGATATTGCCAATGCTTACATCAAGCGAGTCTAACTTGCTACGGTTAGGTTCTTTGCCGGGATTTTCAGCAACGGTGACACCCTTGCCAGACATAGTGTGGGGTTTAGCGTAGAGGCTGGCAGGGCCAACTTCTTTACCCATGCGTTTCATGCTTTGTGTTGCCATATTAGCCTCGCTTTTGATTAGCTACTTTAGCTAGACCACGGCCTAGCTTCAGCATTTCTTCATTGGTCTTGCCGCCCTTGCTGCCTTTGCCACCATGCTGGATGCCAACGGAGGGACCGCTATCGCCAAGATTTTTGCCTTTGGTTTTACCTTTAGAGGCTACGCCATCTGCAGCTTTTGTGTATGCCATGATTAACTCCTATGAAACGCTTACTGTGACTATACCAACATTTGTCGTCGCAACCAAATAGTTCTGCGTCAACGCAACGTCAAAAAAACTTGCTCCACCAACAGGGTTCCACCCCCACTGGATGTTCCTAGAACCGCCGCTAAGGTACCCATCAGACATTGGGCCCGAAGTAACATATGTGGTATCCCTACGCGGGTTACGCACTGCTTGCGGGTCTTCTACTGGGTACATACCCAACTGCAACTGGGGCTGGTCAGGGTCCCAGCAACTTGCACAGACCAACAAGTTGTATATCTTCGTCTTCTTAATCTCTTTCCTTAGCTCGGTCAGCTTGAACTGCGCTCCGCAACGATCGCACATGGCGATCGAGTGCTTGCCCGATGAGAACATGTTTGCCATTTTTAGATAAACATTTGGCGCGGCACGAACCGCGAGGACGCTGTTTCTCTGTCTTCGGTAGACGCAAACTCCCAAGCCTCGTCATACTGTGATTTCAAAATGTCTAACCGCTGCGCCCCATTGGGGACCTTCATCGCTAAATAGTACGCCAGCCCCGCAACCATGCACGGCAAAAACCGGAACGGCACGTCCATTGTGTTCACACCGCCGCCTGCATCGTCAATACGGCGCATGCGCCAGTAAACCAGTTGGTACGTTGTGCTGTTGTCTGGGGTAGGCCAAACCGTCACAGACGGCAGGTTCTGTGCGTATACAGGGCTTCCGCTGATGTGCGATGCCGCAGTTGTGCTGGCCTGCCCGCGTGCGCAGTACAGGAGTTGGTTGCCGCTAATGGAGCCGTAGTAGATGATCTCGGACTCAATTATTACAAACCCTGTAGTGGGAAGCCCAAGCACTGAAGCCACTGAGATTGTTGTATCCGTAGCGGAGATTGCGCTTGTCAAAACTGTGCCGATCGCTGAGCGCTCGCTGTCGAGGCGCTGCATCCACAACTGGATTGGACGGGCTTGCTGCAACTTATTTGGAATCGTGGCATAGGTAGACACACTTATGCGCGTAATGCTCAAATCGGCCTGTGTAGACGCGCTCCCGGCCCCTGTTCGGATGACATGCTCCAAAAGGTCCACGGTGTCTGAAGGAAGTGCGTAAGTGGCTTGCCCCGGAGCCAAGTTAATCGTCCCCTGCTCAAACGTCCACATGTTGATGCCGCGATTGGCCCAGTCAGCAAACAGTAAGTTAAGGGAGCGGCGGGCTGTCTTCAGGTCATACCCTGTGCGCAACTCGGAACCAGCACGCTCGAAAGCCTCCTCCACCAGTTCGGTGAGGTCTAGGTTAAACGCTGTGGTTCCTGAGATTGCCATTATCTAAATCCCGCTGTTGAAAATCCGTTTGCGTAACTCAGGCTTGGTGTAGTTACCAGCTTCGTTTACCTTGGATTTTACCTTGCCACCCTCTTTGTACTGGGTAAAGTCAGTGCTATCCCGACGGGCTTTTTTAACTCCCTTGGGCATCTTGGAGGGGGCGATGTCCCCCATACCGCGACTAGACATCATGTCAGCACATCTTTCCACGGGTCTTGCCCCGTTGCGCAATGCCGTCTGCACGGCGAGAAGCAGAAACTGCGCCGCCTTTAGCTAAGCGCTCTTTAGGAACCGTATTTTTTGTTTCCCGTTGCTGTTCACTCATGACTTCACGTTGTTTTGTTTGAGCGCGTTTTGCGGCTGCTGGCTCGTACGGTATAGACCCATCCGTCTGAATTAAATCTTCCTTGCCGGTAGCCCCTTTGTTGTACTCTTGTATAGCCGCGCTCCCAGAAACTGAATCGTCTTCATACCCCATGTAATAGGGTTTTTTCCGGTACTGAGTAACGGTTTCGCGTTTCATAGTTTTTGGGGTTGCCATATTAGCACTTGCCGCCGTTTTTCATAGTGACTTGAGTACCTTTGGTTTTACCGCGCTGGACAACACCATCAGCAGCTTTAACGTAGCCACCACCTTTTAAACCAGCATGCGCTTTAGAAGCGGGTTTAGCTGCGTGTTTTGCTAAGGCAGCAGGCATGCTGCCCTTAGCGCCCTTAGCGCCGTCTTTTTTCTTAGCCATCATTGCCATGAAGCCGGGGTTCATTTTAGAAGCCATAGTATCACCACCTTTTGAAAATTTACGGCCTTTATCGGCCTCGTTAAAGTCTTTTCCCACGGACTGCGGGATTCCTACTTTCTTAGCAAACGATGGCGAGTGGGCTATCGCGGCCATGAAATTGTGCTGTTTTTTACTCGTTGACGGCATCGGGTTTCTTTCGGCGGATGATCTCCGCAAAGGGCTTCCCTGCAATCATTTCTGCAATACGCATCAATGTCCATACTGCACCAATAAGACCGAAGACGGGGGTAAACATTTCCAAAAACGATCCTATGGTTGCCACCATAGACACAACGTCTATTACATTTTTGGCGGTGTCGTGCGTTTGTGGCATATCAGCACATCTTTCCGCGAGTTTTACCGCGCTGGGCAATGCCGTCTGCACGTTTGGAAGCAGATACTGCTCCGCCTTTTTTCATACCGGTAGCTTCACGTAGTTTGCCGCGTAAGCTACTGTCTTTTACGCCGCGAGTTTCGCGTTTGTATTGATCGGCTAGCTCAGACGCTTTTTGCAATTTTCTATCTGCTGCGGCAGATAAACCCACATCGAAGTCTGGTTCAAAAGCCAAATCACGACTGTTAAGCATGTCGTTTATAAGCTTTTTGTTGGATTGGCCGGGGGTCTTCCCTTCCGCTAAATCAGCAGCATCCATAGCAGATACTGTTCTGGTAGCGCGTGGTGGGAATGACGCGCCCTCCTGTGTTTCTCTCAAAGGAACGTACTTACTTAACTTTTTTGCCGGAGCTTCTTTGTCAGCCATATTTACCTCAACATTTCCATCTTGCTAGTGAAGCAGCCTTACGGGTAGGCTTGCCTTTTTCGTCTTTCATCGGCCCGGGCATACCAGACATACGCGCACAGAATGACTTCTTACGTGCACCGCCTTGCGGCTGTGGCGCTTTGAGGTTTGACCCTGTGGCTTTATTGTAAACAGCACGGCCTTTGGCAGTCAGCCCAGCCCCTTTAGAGACCGGCAGCTTCTCACCGCGACCTACTGCAAGGGATGGGGTTTTCTTAGCCATAAAACACCGTGATATGTGTGTTGGCTCCCAAGAAAAGGCGTATGCCGTTATGAGCAAGGACGCCTTCTCCGGGAATTGGTACGCTGTACCCAGTTTGATTTGATGCGTCTAGTTGCAGCAGCACATCATTCCACACAGTCACATTTCCGCTGGCTGCGCCAGAATTGGCGACAGTAACAGTAAACGTATTTGCAGTGGACGCTGTTTGAACTTGGTACGGGTTATCCGCCAAATCCCAGTCCAAATAAACCCAATCGCCCGCCTTCAAGCCGTGATTAGTTGCTGTAATTGTCGCTGTTGTGGTGGCCCTTGCGTAAGTTCCACTTATGCTTTGATCGTCCACCAAAACAGTGTACTCAGTAGCACCAGAAAACGGAAAAACAACCGCTCCTTTAAGGCGAGTACGGTACGGAACCATCAAGCCAGAAACTCCACCGTGTTGCGATTTAACGTCTGTTTGCATCATAATTAATCTCCTGTAATGCGGGGGCCGAAGCCCCCAAGATTAATTAAGCAGTCAGATTCAAGGCTTGCAAGTACCGGACAGTAATAACACCTGTACCTGAACCTGTGTTTGTTGATGTAACAGCAATCTTGACATCGGTGCTGCCCACATCAATAAACGCATTTGTGCGTGTTAAGTCTGTGCCTGAAGTAACTGTTAATACGCCAACGGCTGCTCCATCAACTGCGCCAGCGGCGGTAAACTTGGTAGCCAAAACAGTTGTACCTACACCAAAGGTAGTTGCTGCGTTATCCCAAGCCTCAGTAACCCATACGTTAATTTCGAGGATTTGGCTGTTTGCAGGGATGACGATCGTGGTAACCGCTGAGGTTTGCGTAATAGCTGCGGATTGCGCCATTACAACTTGGCCTACATTGGCAATGTTGGTTCCTACGGTTGTACCGGTTGTGTTTTGGATTGTTCCAGCGCGTACTGGGCCGGAGAATGTGGTATTAGCCATGATAATTCCTTACATGCGTTGAGGTGTATCAATCTTGCATGTCAGTCAGCCGGGACTGTTTGATACACCGGAAAGCCCGGATTAGCTGCAATATATCACTTTGTTGCGGGGGGTGCAAGAAGTTTGTTGGACTTCTTTAAATTTTCCTCTTGGGTGATGACTTCCATGTTCCAAGGTACGTGCAGCCCGCAAACGTCCTCTCCTTGCAGTGGGATGATATGGTCTACCGCATGGGGTATCTTGGTAGAGCGACTCAATGCAATCGCTAATCGGTAGTGGAACCGAATCTCCAGCTTCTGTTCCGCAGACAACCACGGGGGCGTAGCATCACGAAACCGCCTACGCCGAACGCTGACCAATTCTTTATACAAGTCGGGGTTTGCTTCCTTGTATTTCTTTTTATACGCATTTTTTTGCTCTACGGTACGGGCCTGCGCTCGCGCAATTACATCGGGTTTGTTTTTGGCGTAATACTCCCGTTTAGCTTCTTTGCCCGCCGCTGATTTGTTGTATTCCGCAAAGTAATCGGCGCGGGTTACGTTGGCCTGCGCCCATTCAACCTTGAGGCACTCTACGCACGCGCCTTTTGTTTTGCGTGGGGCTATGTGCCCGTGCTTACAGGGTTCCCCTGTAAAGTAAAACTTGGCTCCTTGCGTTTTGGCTTCGCTGCGGGTCTTGGGTAGGTTTGTGGTGTCCATATCGGCCTTTAGTTACGATACAGGTATTATACACCAAAAAGAAAGGGGCCGAAGCCCCTTTCCATCAAACCCACTTTTGCTGGGTTATTTTGTCGCCTTAAGACGAACCGGGAGAACCAAACATTCCAAGCGGATCGCTCCAGCCAAAGCTGTAACGCTCGCGTGCTTTGTATCGCACGTTCCCCGTGTCGAAATCCCCGTCCATTGAGTTAGTCAATGCAGTACGCTCGAAATGCTTCAAGCCGTTAGGCACGTCAGTAGTCAAATACCAACCGTTTGTGTCGGTCAGGTAGTGATTAACGCAATAGCCTTCAGGGATTGAACCGTTGTTCTTTAATGCGTTGATGTCGTTATCAGCAGTACCAACACGGAGGCTGGTTTCCAACAAACGAGTAGCAACGAACATCAAAGATGGAGGAACGATCAGCTTACGAGGTTTAGCAGCGATCAACAGACCTTTTTCATCCACCCAAGCAGCGATCTGAATAACGGCGGCTTCCAAGGAAGTCTCGTTCAAATCAGCGCCAGTTGTAGGACGATTGCTGTTGGTTCCACCACCAACTAAGGGGTGTGCAGTGCTGAACAAAGGTACGCCGTCACCGCCGTAGTACTGAGACGAGTTAGTGAAGCCGTTGTTGATAACAGCAGCAGCCTTAACTTGCTTGGTATACGCCATAGCGCGAGCCAAAGCCTTGGTGTAACGAGCAGACAGTGAGTCATACAAGTTATCTTCCACAGCCTCTTCAGTGATGGAGAAGCCCAACGCGATGGTTTCGTGGTTGTAGCGAGACGTGAACGCTTCTTGGGCATTGTCATAAGCAATGGCCTGTCCCTCGTTCTTGACTGGTGCTGCACCGAAACCGGCGAGTTTGGTCTCTTCTTCAAAGCTACGCTCAGATGACTCTGTTTCGTAGATTTCTTTGTGCTCTTCGCCGTAGCGAGCGTATTCCAAACCAAACAATGCGTTCAATCCGGGGAGCAGTTCTTTAAGTAGTTGTGCGCGTGAAATAGCCATGATTTAGCTCCTTTTACAGACCAACAGCGTTGCTGTAAGAGTGGTATCCGGGGTTGAACTTCACCAGAATATCAGTAAATGCGTCACCCACTGTGGAGAAGCCAACCATGTTAGGGAAACCAACGACGCGGAAAGCGGCGGTAGTCGTAACAGCGGAAGAGCCAGCCACAACAGAAGCGGTAGAGTTACCTGTAGATGTACTACCGGTAGACACTGCACCTGTGGAGAAGAACACGTTTGAACCCAGAGCAGCGATGGTAACAGTACCAGCAGACTGAACTTGGAACACAGTACGGTCGTCATCAATCACAAAAGCAACCGCATTCAG